CTTTATCTCCCAGCGCTGCAGGCCAGTAGATGATTTTCCTTATGTGTCCGTTGAAATAGTTATTCGCATCCATGTTAGAGCGGCCAATGCACAGACGTGAAAGCGCCGGCGGAAAAGCAGTCACTGAGCGGGAATACCAGCTGTAGCCATCAAAAAGCCGGGTCGTTAAGGCAGCGCCATCAAAATTAAAGATGCAGGACTGCTCGCTATCCCGAACCGCCGCCATACCCGGAATCTCAAGGTTTTGTGCTGTGCCTGAGGAGTCCGGAACTACACCCACGGCAGCCCCCTGAGGCGTTCCCACGGCGGTTCCCGACGCGGGCGGCCGGTAGGCGAAACGGATATGCGCTCCCGAGGTGCTATTGTCCAGAACGACAGCACAGGCCAGAGAGTTATATTTCCCGCTTAACGACTGCAAGCTATGGGGGTGAACCACTGAAACCAGCACCGTTGCCGCGGCAGACGTGATAAAAGCCGTGGTTGACGGCGTTGTGCACACCTCACTCGCGCGCATCACTTCTGTGCCTGCTGTCGGAATATACGATGAATACCCATCCCGGCGCTCAGCCTGCGCCCCCCATATCCAGAGTGATTTGGGTGTGGAAGGAAGATATGACGGAACCGCTGTCGCGCTGGAGTCATCATTTACCAAGGCGACAGTGAATAAAGGCGATGCCGCCGAAGCCGGTGTAATGGTTATTGACAGGCGGTACCAGCCATTACGATAAGGCTCCATTGTGACCTGGAGCATGCCGACGGTTGCAGAACCCGGAGAGACTTTGCCAATCTTGCCGTTTTTAAGGTCAAAGTTAGCGAATGCGGTTGCTGCCTGGGCCCCCTGTGCCGCAAGCTGAATAACCCCCGCCGTATTTGCTTTCGCGAAAATACTGAAGGTATAAGGCGATCCCACCACCGCATCGCTGGTCGTCGCAGCCAGTAACGTTCTTACTGTCGATGTCCCGTTTGCGGTCTCGGCAAGTCGGGTTGCCGTGGTATTCCCGTCAGGCGCCGTACTGTCACCCGGTGTTAACGTCAGCCCTCCGGATGACCAGGTGGCAGACTGTGAAAAATCCTGCGACCACGCCAGGCGGTTCGTGCTCGAATATTCAGTCCTTAATCCAAGACATTCCAGAGATAACGGATGATATTCTATGGCAGGTTCATTTGCCTGGAGGTATTCGATAAGGCCGGATGAGCCAACGTAGCTTCTTACACTGGCACATGAAAATGACAGAATATCTGTCAGGGCTGCAGAACGGATGACGTTACCGCTGGCATGCTTTATGACGTACCGACCGGTGGAGAAATCAGCGAATATATTAGCGCCATCCGGTAGAGGGGCATTTACTGAAGGTAATTTCACATCACCTTTAAACTTCATATTACTTTGTACAATAGTCGCCATTATTATTCACCCGAGAAAAACAGTCCGTCATTACGATTATTGGCAATCAGACAGTCACTGATAAAAGCTGATTGTTTTGTTTGTTGACAGGTGCACCCACTAAAATAACAACCTGATGATTTTTGAGAGCGCAGAGCCACGCTAGCATTCATAAACCGGAGTTTTATTTTCATGAATCAATTCCTGGGTTGCTAAGTGTGGTGACGCGGGTTTTATTTCCGGTCAGGTTCAGTTCGTTATGCACATTGCCTGCGCCGTGATTAAAGGAAATATCGACATCCTCCATATCCCCGCTGATGTATACGGGATATTGCTGCGTAGGTACATCCTGAAAATCGTAAAAGCTGTTCATCGCAAAACGACTTTTCTTCACGCTACGGATACTGTTAATTCCATTGCCGGGAGCCAGTCTTCCGTTATTCCAGAAACGACTGTTAGTGATATGCGCATTGACGACCGGCCCTGCCTCAAAGTTGACGCCATGACGTCCGTTATCACTGATATCGACATCAGATATCCTGAGACCTTTATTGGTTACTTCACTGGCATACCGGACATTTATACCGTCCTCACCATTTTCAGAGATGTGACCACCAGTAATCGCGTACTCTCCGATAATCTCGGCCGACTTCCCGGTATTAAAATACATACCGTGTTTTGCATTTCCCTTGATGATGAGGTTATTAAGCTTCCCTCTGAAACCTGGATTACCTCCACCATTGGTGCCTGGCTCGGCTACAAAACCGTACTGGTTTTCCCGAAGATTCAGATTTGATGCAATCAGCCCCTCGATACCACAATCTGCCAGTCCGGCATAATTTCCGTAGAACGTGCTGTCAGTCACGATGGCATCCTGCGATGTCCCGGTGCCACGCTGCGGCTCAAAGAAAATCCCAAAGTTTTTGTTATTTCGTCCAATAAGCTGGCTGGCAAAGAAAGGCTCACTACTGAGGAAGCTGGTTCCGATTCCAAAACCAGATGCACCAAGTGCTCCGACTGTAGCCAGTCGTCCACAATTTTCAGCCAGACACCGAAAGATAGATGCCCTGTCATGCATATCCATACCGAATCCCGTAGCGCCGGTGTTACGTATAGTAATTCTGTCAAATACCGCGTTGCGGTAATACTGAAGGAAGATGCCTTTAATATCGGGAATATAACCACTTATCGGATGTAGCTGCTGATTTTCGCCATCAATGGAAAAATCAAAGAACTGAATGTTCTCGAGGTAAATCTCCGGCGATGCTTCGGTTGGCTTCCCTCGGTACTGAAATGCAGGAAGGTAACCCATCGGTAAAAATATCGTTGCATCCTCACCCGCACCTAGCAGGGAGACCCCCGACCGTGGGATGACTGGCTGATAAAGCTCAAAATATCCTGGAGGATTGTAGAGAAAACCGCCGCCCTCTCCGGACAACCAGTCAAATCCGCGCTGAAGTCTGCGAGTAGAGCTTTCCCTTGCCTCACCATGCCGCCCACATTCCCTCACGTCCAGAATCATGCGGCGCTTACGCATCTCGTCAACCCGTTTCTTTAAAGTGTCAAGCCGCTCCTGGACGCTGTCAGTCATGCCAGACAGCCTGAGGTGTCCGTACTCATCAACAGAGGCGTAGGCAGCGTTTTCTGCATCCGTCAGCCTGAGAATGGCCGGAGCCTTATTTGCCTGAAGTGTTTTCAGCCGGTCCCGGACAGAACCTGGCATCCCTGCCAGATGCATATCTCCGAAATCATCCTGCACTGTGACAGTGGCATCATCGACATCGTTAAAAAAGGTCAGATTGTTATCCGATGAGACATTGATAAGCTTTTTCAGCGCATCAACATACTCCTTTGAGATCATCCTCCTTCCGGTTTCCTGTAGATTCCCGGCGACATTCATGACCTCAATAGCCAGGGCGCTATCATCAGGGCTGCGGTAATACGTCGAGCTACCTTCCGGGATATTAGCGATATCCGCCTGTGCTGCCGCCAGCGTCATATACTGCTTACTCAGCGGAATGATGTTCTGCCTGACCTCATCATTTTTCGCCATCATCTGACGCCAGGTATCTAGCGGTTCCCCGCCGCGGTCGTCAACCGTTCCGGCCGGACCGTTCACTAACCGATCGGCCCGCTTAACGTTCTCTAAAAAGATTTCAGGCGTCGTCGTTCCCAGCGGCGGATTCAGTTCATCTGCAGCCATGTCTTTTGCTCCAAAAAAGGCGTTCGCGCAAACGAGGGTTTGTGCGAAAAGAGTTAATAAGGGGTTTTTATGGGGTATTACGCGACGTCGCCGGGGTATGTGGCGTCGTCGTAGGCGTAGAAAATTTCTTTATATTCCGGCGCGGTAATCTGACAGTTGCTGTCACCGGAGGGGGCGACCTCCTGGACTATCCCATGCCGGGCACCTTTTTCACTGTCGCAGAACAGCAAACGCGGTGGATCAATATCAGGGTCGTCCATAATCCAGTCTTCCGGGTGCAGATCGTCGTTGTAAGGTATGGTAAGAGTGAAATCATCTATCCGCTGCGGCGTCAGCATCCGTGACGATGGACGACTGTTCTGAAACTGTATCCAGCACCGGGGATTTGTATAGCTCCAGTCCAGGGGCTCGGTGACATGTAACGTTATTTCCTGAAAGTCGTATGTCATTGCGTCAATCAGGCAACTTTGGGTTTTCCCGGTTCGAATATCATCTGACAAAATGATGTGATCACCGAAATCATGGCACCATCCCAGCATTGCAGTTGTAGCCGTATACGTCCGGCGTTGATGAAGATATTTCATTAACCGGCGCATCCCGATACGCCAGGCACGATCCGCTGTCATGACGACATCGATGGTGTAAGCCTCCGTTTTCCGGGGGAACGGATTTTCAGGCGTCCGGCACTGTACGGTCTCCTCCGCCCAGGTAACGGGATTGATGTATTTCACATCCACGCCATCAAAATCGTCCTCCGAAGGCACCCTGAATGATGTCTGCATATCCTCGACAGTATCCTGGGGGGTGATGATTCCGGTCCAGCTTTTGACCCCTTCACGCCCGACGGAAAGTAAGCCGTCAGACAGCAGAAAATACCCCATGCCTGCTTCAGCAATCTTGTCGAAAATATCCTTTGCGGACGTGCTGTCACTGCTTGCCTGATGGTCAAAATACTCGCCTCGTGGCGTCCAGTAGTTAGCCTCAAGCATGTTAATTGTGGAAATGTCGATCTGGTCGTCGCGATACCCCAGACTGCGGGCCAGATGCAGGAATGCCCCGCTGATTGTCCTGTCACCACCGCCATCATAGTTTCGCGTGGCGACAACACTCACACGTTTGTCTGACTGCGCCGCCAGCTGGCCGCCGGTTTCAACCGTGATCCCTATTGTTGATATCCCTGCGTAGGAGGTCGGACGGGAAAGCAAACGACCTCTGAGCGCCTGCCAGAACATGCTGTCTCTCGCGTTGTTGCTCCCCTGCTCGTTGCGGCGGCGGCATCGAACCTCCACCAGCCCGGGAGAAGGCAGATCAAAACGCTCTGTAAAACCGAGGCCATTAACGTTTTTAAGCGCGTACACCCCCTGCTTACTCGTCCACCCTGATCCGGAACCATAAACGCGGTACTGGATTTCGTACTCAACATGGCGGACCCGCTTATTCCCGTTATTCTGGAAACCACAAATTCCGTTCGGAAATGCAAAGTTGATTTCAAAGGCATCGATAACCTCGTTTTGCGGACAGGCCAGAAATGGACCCAGCCAGGTTTCATTATCGTTAATACCAGACGCGGAAAAATCCACGACGGTACGGGTGAGGAAACCTGCCCAGGTATTATCAACGACACCATTAACCACCCTCTGTACGGTTGCAGACGCACCGTCAGTCGATGCTATCTGGTATTCGTTGCCACGGTGAGCCAGGGAAATCCGCTGCGTGCCGTCCGGCAGGCCAGAAAATGCGGTACCGGAATCGTATGCCAGCCTGACACTGGCTGAGACCGCCGGGCTTCCACCACTGGATGCTGTACCGGCAGTAAATACAGGGCTGTCGCCAAAAACTGACGCGGGCAGGAATGATGACGTAATGGAACCGCCACGCCACGGGCTGGAGATTTCCACGATACGAATCACGCCGCCGTCATCCTGAGCAATCAATCCTGATCCGGTCAGCCCGCCGTTAATCGCCGCCAGCAAACCGGACATTGTGCCGTAGTCAGCAACCAGGGACAGGGTATAGGTGACGCCCTGCCAGGTCAGAGCAAACGTCTGGCTGGTTGTCGTAAAATCATACGTGGATGGCGACGCACTGGCGCGCAATGCTGCAGTCGATCCACCCGTTCCCGGAACGGCGTCCTGGTGGGGGGTATACGTGGCAATCTGCAGATCGTAATCGGTACCGCTAAATGTCAGCGTTACAGGCATACCATTATATGGCGCCACTTCTGCCACGACGTCACCTGTCAGAACGTTAAAACCATCCTCAATCGATACCTGATAATTCACCGGCGCTTTCAGAGTGACAATTGCACCCTCAATCCAGCCAGGAGGCAGTTTGTTCTCATCTTCATCATCATCGTTGTCATCATCGACATCGAGACCTGAAAACGAAACAGATGCACCGCTGACGGTCATGGCATCAGCAACGATATCACTGGCTTCAGGGGCAGTCTGAGCCATATCCAGACCTGACCCGCTTGATGTCCCGCCAACTTCTGTACTGTTGAACCAGACCTCGCTGCGACGGTCCCCCGCCACGTTATCGCCAGGGCCATAGCTGGTATATGAAAAGCCATCGCCTAATGGCAGAGCAGGAGTTTCACCTACCCGAAAATCACCGCCGGTGTAAGAGAAACGTCCATACCCGAGGCAGACAAACATTTCGACCGTCATCCGGGTGGGATCATTGGGGTCAAAGCGAGTGACCGGCTGCACCAGGTAATCCGGATAAATTCTGTTTCTTCCGAATACCTCTCGGACAGGATCGCCAAGCTTGGCTGTATTCGCTTTTGCCGGGTTCAGGTCCAGTGATGCTGAATTGCCTGACGAAAACCCGCCCAACTCTGGTTTCGGGGCGAAAAACAGCGCATAGGCCGTAGAGGCAATAGATACGGCAACCGATACCCACACGGCGATTTCCAGGCCGGTTCCATACGGGATCGGATAAATCCGCACATCGCTGTCTGGCCGCAGCAAACATAGTGGCCATTCCGCAGGTAGAACAGCCCGGCCGTCCAGTTCGACAGCAACAGGATGCTTTCTGTCCTGCGAATAGCTCGGGACATTTCTGCTCATCCACTCATGCAGGGTCATCGCGCCATGTTCGTGCGTCTCCAGAGGTTCACCCGGCAACCGGGACGGAAAAAACTTTATCGTCATTGCCAGAACTCCACGCGGTTAAACCTTCGTATGAATCGCGCCAGTGGCAGAAACGTAACCCCCGAGCCTGGATTACATTCCGCGACCTGCAGCTGGTTATCGAGCATCACAATGATCCCGACATGGGAAACTGTTGAGCCCGAATAGCAAGCCACTCCGGCACCTTCACAGGGGTCACAACGCTTCAGCGAAAGCATCAGTTTTCTCGCTTCCCGGTCGAGGCCCCCGCCGTCTTTGGTTACTCCGGCGAAATCGGGCCAGAGGGGTAATTTCAGATCGCGCCGGATTTCATTCACAATGCCAAAACAGTCGAGTTGCGGGTATACGCGACCGCCTTTCAGCCAGGTGACTGAACGGTATTTATCAGCGTTAAACATGTTTGCCTCAGATTAGTAACGTAAGCCAGGATGCTCTGCGAGGTTGTAACGTTTACGGGGCCAGGCTGTTTTGAGGATATTCATATAGCCCGCCGTGACCTGCACTGCTGTCGGGGTCCAGGAACCGGATTTGATATCGAGCGTATACGGTGATGATGCCGGAGCAGACAGATCGGATGAAATGTACCGCCGGAATGTCAGCGTGGCTGATTTCATTTCATCCAGAACTTTATCGATGGCTCCCGAAACGACACCGTCAATATTACTCAGGGCGAATTTCAGATCCTGCGTTCCATCCGCATTACGCGCTGGCAGTGCAATTTCTATCGCGCAGGCTTCAAACGTCGCCGGCTGACCATTTTCCAGCGTTACGGAAACGTCATCCCAGCCGCTGGTTAGCCAGTAGTTATCATCGCCTGCCGATATCTGCAACGTATCGTGAATAACCTCCGATCCGCTGCTGGCATATAGTCGCTCAAGAATTGTCATGCTTCGGCCACTCTCTGTTTAGCGCAATATCCAGTAACGACTGGCCCGCCAGCCATTCCGGGTAATTTCCCCAGCCTGAAGGCGGTAATGGGCGCTCCCATAATTCCAGCGTTGCGCTGTACTGCCAGTATTTTGGCGCGACCAGCGTCGGCCCTTCGTAAATATCCACGAACCTGGCTTTATAGGGCTTTACCCCGATTGGAGTCTGGAGTTTCAGATAGAACCAGGACTGGCCATCTTTAAGCGCATCCCTGAAAAACGCCTCAAACACCTGCGCCAGAGCATCAGTTTTAAATATCCATTTAACCGATGCCTGGGTGGGTGTTGAGGTATATCGCCTTCGTTGCTGAGCGCGACCGGACGTCATCTCCGTTCGCAGTAAAGGTGATATGGGCTTAAACCCGTACCCGTCCATAAGCGGCATGGGCAGGTATTCATCCGGGTAGAAAATATCTGCCATGAATATTCCCTCCGGGCAGGTTATCGTGGTTTTTTGGGCTGAAGGTTGGAGTAAAGTGCTCTACCGAAGGCATTTTGAGGATTGTTTACGTCGCTCGTCAGTTCAGATTTTATCTGTTTAGCCAGGCGGCGGCCGTGGACATCCAATGTCTGCATCATTACATCATCCGGTTTACCTGTGAGGTGGTAATTGACGTTGATATCACCAGTTGAAAGAAGTTGTCTTTCCTGCTGCTGCCTCACAGCGTCCTGTACCGCAGGTGATTCCCGCCCAACAGCTTTAACCCCCAGCGAACCATCGGCACTACGGGTAAGTGGCATAATGGCTTCCGGACCGGCCTCGCCGAACACACCCGCCCCTTTCGCAAACGCAAAGTACTGCGGAGTGCTGTATACACCGCCGCTGTATGCGGAAAGTGAAGGTGAATCGTAGACACCACCCAGAGCATTAAACGAAAGATTAGCACCAGCGCTCTGAATGGCCGTCCCGGTGCTACCACCTCCACCACCTCCACCAAGAAGACTTCCGAACATTCCACCAGCCC